ACAACTCCAGAACTCGGCGGCATTCGTGTTGGCACCACTGCCCTATCAATTCTTGATGAAAACGAATATGCCTTGTACTGGTCTTCCAAAGCAGGAAGCAACAGGCCGACTTCAATTATTGCTGGATCATCTAGCGCCACGCTAGGTCGCCAAGTTTTCACCTCGCCTACAGCCGACGGTCAATTCAGCAGCGGGTTTTCTTTTGCCTATAACCCGCAAAACCAGTCGCAGTTTGGTACTTTCTCGCCAATACAAAACGGTACGGCGTTCAGGTTTAACTGGGAGATTGTTAGTGCTCCTGAAGCTTCTACGCTTGGCTCTGAAAACCAAGAACAACGCTTTGAAATTAAAGCGCGTCGCAGAAAGATTGCTGGCGCAAAAGCTGACGTACTAACTCTTTTTGATGATCAGACTGCCGAGTCGATTGCAGCAGTAGGCCAGCCCGGCGTGGGACGGCAATACTCCAAGCGGATGGGCATCACCAGAATCAATGGACAGCCGTATTCAGTTCGCACGTTTGTAAACGTAACCGTTGGAGCTACAGCAGTATTTACAATCAATCCCGAAAACTGGGACGCTTTTGCGGCATCTGATTTTAAAGATACAGAAGTAAATCTCACCGATCTTGAATCTTCTGCTGATGCCTGGCGCACACGCGCAGACGATATTTTGACCGTCGGATCTCGTTGGATTATTGGCGGAACTGTTTGGGTTGTAGAAAGCCGCACCGGCAGCATTCCCAGTAGCCAAGTCAACGTAAACCTTCGTTGCACAGAAGTTATTGGTGTAGGCCAGATTGGAGCTGCTGGCACACGCGCCATTACCGAGGCGCTAGCCGGTTATGACGGCCGCGATTTTGACCCCAATACGAATATCGGTACTGGCTTCTATCCCCTTTGCCGTTACAGCGAGGCGGCTATTCGACCTGTTCGCAGAGACACGGAAGTTATCGAAATCGGCATTAAGAGCCAAGTCTGGAATCGCGCTAGCGGCCTGACAAACTTCAACGCTCTTGTTACTCCGGCCAAGTTGCTGAGACTGGATCAAAAGAACATTGCAATTACAACTCCACGACTTGATCGCTATTTCGCACGTAGTTCGTTCTTCTCAATCCTGGTGCGTCCAGTCCAAAAGTTTGGACAAGCAGAACGTGCATGGGTACGAATCCCCATCTTTTTCTGCGTTACCGGAAGTGCTCCAATTGATCAATTTAACTTGGTTCGGATTCGCCCGCGTGTCACTGATTACTACGAATATCGAATTGTTCCGTCACCTGGCGCCCAAGTCAATCCACCTACCAGCGACGACAGCAGCCAGAGTGCAGTCCAAAGCCAGCTGGTTCTTCAGTTAGATGCCGAAGGAATCCTCGGCGATACAAACTTTGGCCAAGACTATTCGACCGCTTATGGCGCATTCCGTATTAGCACCAAAGGCAAGTTAATAGCAGTCGGTGAACTAACAAAAAATAAAGAACTAACCACCAATGCGAGCACTGCCTTTACGGGTGGAACACCTACGACTCCGGGCACAACTACAAATACAAATACTCCTACAGCCGTCACATTCCTTAGCGGCCCAGCAGCTACAACTACATTTAGGTTTCCCGATAATGCAGTTTATTTTGAGCTTTTCGGAGATCCCAGAACAGCACTAGTCGGCGCAATTAAAGTTGCAACATTTACTGTCACTCAAGCAACTAGAAGCATCACCATACGCACAACAGCAACCCTCGTTAACGGCGTTGTTGGCACGGATCTAAGTGCCGATTATGTGACTCTTGCTGGTACTACGAAAGTCTGGAAAAATATAACCTATTCAGTACAATCCTTTACAGGTGATTGGCCACTAAATAGTACCTTCGACTTTACAAGAGCATTATCCGCTGGAAACATATTTAAGACAAGCTCGATTTCAAGTGTAACATTTAACTTCCGTGTCTCTAACGTTTCAACTACAACTAGCACCGGCAGCCCAACGCCTAATACGCCTACATCGCCGGATGGCGTATCTCGGGCGGCACGAATTTTTGAGCAGCAATCCCAACTAGCTGATGTCAGCTTCTACCAAGAACTAACAAAATCCAACGAGTCGGGGCCAGAGCATGAAGTCGTCTACATCAATGAATACATCGCCAACCAAACACCAGCGAACTACACCGATCTTTCTACACTGGCCATCGCTGTTAAATCCAGTGGTCAAATCGGCAGCGTGGGTCAAATCCGCGCTTGGCTGCCTAGCGGCATCAATGTTCCACGCCTGATCGATGGCGGTACTGGTCCAAGCAACTTGTTTGCCGACCTGCTGTACTACCTGCTGCTGGATCAGTCACAAGGTGTAGGCAACATTGTCCCAGAAGAACTGATCGATACTCAGTCGCTGCAGATTACCGCTCGTTTCCTGCGGGCAAACAAGATCTTCTACGACGGCGTGATCGAAGACAGCGAAGCCCTGCGCTCGTTCATTTTCAACCTCGCGCCCCTACAACTCTGCAACTTCACAATCAAAAACGGTCGTTTCGGCCTTATTCCGGCACTGCCTTACGACAGCAATTTCAGAATCAGCACAGGTCCAGTCCCAGTCGAACAGATCTTCACCTCGGGCAACATCATCGAGGATTCGCTGCAGCTGCAGTACATCGATATTGCCCAGCGCACAAACTTCCGCGCTCTAGTCACCTGGCGCCAAACAGTTGAAAACGATCTGCCCACCCAAGCTTCGGTGATTGTCGACTGGGCCGATGTAGTCAGCAACGACCGCCCGCCAACGCAGCAGGTTTTTGATCTGACCGACTTCTGCACCAACCGCGAACAAGCTTTGCGGACTGCCCGATTCCTATTGAGCATCCGTCGCCGGGTCACTCAAACCGTAACCTTCAAAACAGTGCCGGACGCACTCAGCATCCAACCCGGCTCATACATCCGCGTGATGACCACAGCCACAACGTTCAACGCCAACACAAACGGCGTAATCACCGACGCTGGATCCTTGGTAACGATCAACCCCCTACCGAATGGAACGTATAACGCGATGGTCTACAACCCCACAACACAAGAAACATTTGAACGCTCTCTAACAATTTCAAATAACACCGTTAGCGATCCTGCCCTGCGTGGGACACTGTTCACGCTGATGAGCCAGCAAAATAACAGCAGCATTTACCAAGTCGAACAGCTGACTTTGGATGAAGACGGTCTGATCAACGTATCGGCGATCCAAGTACCCGTCGATTCCTCTGGAGCTAGCATTGTTGCAAAGGACGTGCTGACCCCCGGCAACTTTACGTACACCGAGTGATGGCGTTTCCGACCTTAAAACCAACCGGCCGCGAATTCAATCCTGGCGATTGGCCGACCAAACGGTATAACGCTCAGTCAGGAGCCGAGATCCGCATTCTGTACGGCAACCGCCGCACCAACGCGACACTCAACCTGAGCTACGACAACATCACGGACGCCAATGCTCAGCTGTTTACTGCTGACTACGAGGCGCAACTTGGCACCTTCCGTACGTTTACTTTGCCGAGCGATGTGCGGGCTGGGTGGACGGGATCAGCAGCCACGATTGATGCCCCACCGTCTGCCAGCTGGCGCTACGACTCTGCTCCTGTGATACAGGCAGTTCGTCCTGGTCGCAGTAGCGTTACAGTAAGTTTGGTGGCTGTGATCTGATGCAGAAAGCATATACCGGACGCGACGGCCGCCTGCTGATCGACGGTTCCGAGCAAATTAAGGTCACCAGCTGGACCCTAACCGGCAACCTCGAAGCGCTAGAAACCACCAGCCTTGGCGATACTCAACGCACCTATGTTCCAGGAGTCCAAGAATTTAGTGGCAGTGCCACACTGCTGTATTACAGCGAAGCATCAGGCCGCAACGATGCCGCCACAGCACTGAAAAATATCCTTAAAGTCGGCAGTGTTTCCGATACCGATACGGTAACTATTACGCTGCGTTTTGTTCAAGGCAACGCTGCAAACGATGTTTCGTTGAATGCTTGGATTACCAGCGTGTCATACGGCGCCAATGTCGGTGAAGTCAGCAGCGCCCAGATCAGCTTCCAAGCCACTGGAGCACTCACTGCGGTGACGATCTAATGGGCATTTATCTTGGCCTGATCGGCAACATCGAGCTAACCCGCACAGCTCTTGAAGGTGCCAAGCAAAGCACCATAAACCCCAGCGATGTAAACGCCAGTCAAGACCGTTTTAGTTTTGACTTTCAAGAAGGCTTTCTGGTTACAGGTGATTTCATCGAGATCACCACAACAGATGGCACTAATCTTGACTTTATTGACTCAAGCGGCTGGGCAAATAATTCCCTCCATTCCAGCGGCGCTTGGTACATCTTTGTTGACGAGCTTGGTGGGATTCGTCTTTACACAAGCTTTGCGGCAAGCCTAGATGGCGGCACACAAGGCCGCGTGCCACTGGTCGCTATCAACCGAAATATCCCAATCAATGTGATTATCCGAGACCGTGAATCACGCGTGCTTGGCGACATCATTGAGTACGAACTGAATACAAATCGCGAAACAGTTGATATCACGACGCTGAGCGATGAATACCGCCAGCAGTACAGCAGCCTGATTAGCGGGAGCGGCAGGCTAACCGCACGCTGGGATTACACCAACAACCGCCACGAAGAACCCGTCAACTATCTGATGCAGCTGGTACTGCGTACAGAGGTTGGTTCTACATTCCACGGACGTTTTTACATCAAGGCGCCGGATACCCCCGCGTTTGCGGGTTCATTTGAAGCGGCTCAAATTAACGATTCTGTTTACTGGGATTTAAACGGCATTATCACGGCTTCGGCCGTCAGTTTTGCTGCTGATCAGGTAATCACCGCCGTTATCGACTTTATTTCAACTGGCCCGATCAAGTTACGGGCTTCAACTCAGGTTCCCAACCGCCTGCTGCAGGAAGACACCGGCAAGATCAAACTCGAACAGGATGGCGCGGCCTTTGTCCTGTTGGAAGAGCCGGAGTAAGACCCTTAGACTCGGTGTAACTGTAAGCGCTAAAAGGAAGCTTCGCGATGGCCGACCTGAGGATCAGCGAACTAGCCGCCCTTGCTGGTGCCAACCTGTCGGCCGGCGACTTTCTGCCCATCGCAGATACCAGCGCCAGCGAGACGAAAAAGATTACGGTCACCGACCTGGTGGGCAATGCCACCACGCTGATCGCAGATGGCACAATTCCTAGCGCGAAGGTACTTTTTGGCGCCAATACAATTCCCGGTAGCTCGCTAACTAACGCCAGCATTACCGCAACGCAGCTGGCAAACGATGCAGTTACTGCCGCCAAGCTTGCTGACGAATCCAGCGTTGATCTTGTAACCACGCTTCCAGCTAGCGGTGCTTTTGTCGGCCAACTGGCGCTCGATACCGACGACAGCAAGATTTATTGCTGGGACGGGAGCAGCTGGGTCAGCATCAAAGCAGCCGGCAGTGTAAACGCTGTACTCGGCAGCACCGCAGGCGTCATCAATATTGTTGCCACCACAGTTGGCGACCAAGTAACGATCAGCGCCACACTTGACAACACTTCTGCAGCAGCAGAATTTCTGGCCGGCCCCACAGCATCTGCTGGAACTGTTGGCTACCGCCCGATTGTTGGCGCAGACCTTCCCACTGCCACCACCACGACAAAAGGCGCGGTCATTGTTAATGGCAATGGCCTGACTCTGGCTGGCGACACAATTTCAATCAATAACACCGTTACTGCAGAGACAACTAACTATCACGTTGTTCAATACAACGCCAAAGGTCTTGTAACTGCCGGCCGCCTCGTCGATTCCAGTGATCTACCAGTCGCCACCTCCTCAACCAATGGCATCGTCAAACCTGGTACTGGTCTCGGCGTAACCGCTGGCGGCACGGTCAATCACACCAATGTGGTCGCCCCTGCCACTGGAACGAAGGTTAGCTTTGACAGCGAAGGCCACGTCACCGGCACTCAGGCGCTTGTCGAAGCCGATATTCCGGGTCTGCCTGCATCAAAAATTATTACTGGCACGCTTGACAACGGCCGGATCGGTACAAACACGATCATCGGCTCCAAGCTTGCTAACTACTCCGTTACTCAAATCGGCAGCGTGCTGCCTACTGCCGAGCATATCGGCCAGTTCTTCTTTAACCCACTGACCCGAGATCTTTCGCTGTGGGACGGCAATGTTTTCCAGCCTGTCGGTATTACTGCAGGTGAAATTGTTTTCTCTGGCACTTATAACGCAAACACGAATCTCCTGGATTCAGTTACCACTGAGGGTGCTGCTGCAGGTTTTGTAAACGGTAATGCCCTTCCAGCTGCCGCAGCTGCAAATAGCCGCCACTACGTGGTCGTTAGTCAGTCTGGTACTGGTACAGCACCGGCCCCAGCGGTGACCATAGAACCACCAGATATTTTGCTGTCGAACGGCAGCAGCTACATCCTTATTGAGGTCTCGCAGACCTTTACTAGCCAAAGCGCGGTAAACGTTTCCTTTTCGCCTACTGGCACAATTGCATCAGGAAACGTTCAGGCTGCCATCGCAGAAGTTGCTACCGAATCGCTACAAAAAACTGGCGGCACAATTACCGGCGAGTTGCTGATTGGTAACGCAGGTACTTTCGTTTTTGAAGGTGCTACAGACAACGCATTTGAGACCACGCTTGGTGTAGTTGATCCAACGGCGGATCGAACTATCAATTTACCGAATGTCTCCGGCACAGTTGTAACTACTGGAGATACTGGGTCAATCACTAGTACGATGATTGCCGATGGCACGATTGTTAATGCCGACATCAATGCAAGTGCTGCGATTGACTACAGCAAACTTGCTGCACTAACCAGCGGCAACATTGTTCTGGGCAGCTCAAGCAACATTGCAACTAGCACCGCAGTTACCGGCGATGTAACCATCAGCAACACCGGTGTTACCGCCATTTCTAGCGGTGTCATCGTTAATGCGGACATCAACGCAAGCGCGGCAATTGCCGATACCAAGCTGGACACAATTTCAACTGCCGGCAAAGTTAGCAATTCTGCTACCACAGCAGCTAGCGCCAATACACCCAGCGCGATTGTTGCCCGTGATGGCTCCGGCGACTTCAGCGCTGGCACGATTTCAGCCGCACTTAGCGGTAATGCCAGCACAGCAACAGCGCTGCAAACTGCACGCAACATCCAAGGCGTCAGCTTTGATGGCACCGCCAACATCACTGTTGTTACAGCCGGCTCTGGCATCTCGGTTACGGGCACGGCGGTTGCCAACACCGGTGTATTGAGCGTCAACGGCAATGCTGGTGCCATTACCAATGTTGCTGTTACGAACGCTGCTCAGTCCTTTACGGCAGCACAGCGCGGGACCATTTCGGCGTTGACCGATGGCGCAACGATTACTGCGGATTTTGCGACGGCAAATAATTTCAGCGTCACGCTCGGTGGATCAAGAACCTTGGCAAACCCGAGTAATCTCACCGCAGGGCAGTCGGGCTGCATTTGGATTACACAGGACGGCACCGGTTCCCGGACACTGGCTTACGGCAATCAGTGGGATTTCACCGGCGGAACCGCACCGACGCTAACGACAACTGCCGGAGCGGTTGATTGTTTGGTGTATTCGGTGCAAAGTAGCACCAAGATCACTGCCACCCTGATTACCAACCTGAGCTGACATGAGTATTCCCGGCGCCGCTAATCCTCTGCTGCTTGCCACTGCAGCCGCCGGAGGATATTCCATCAGCAGAAGCCTCCGCTTCGCCGATTCCGCGTACCTCAGCCGCACCTTCACATCAGCCGGCAACCGCAAGACGTGGAGCTGGGCCGGCTGGGTAAAGCGAAGCGCCATAGCGGCCAACCAGTATTTCTTTGGATGTAATGTTGTTCAAACAAATGGTCAGTCTCTTTATTTTAGCTTTGCCGAAGGCGCGTTCAATGTTCTGTCATTTGGATTTTTTTGGCGAACTACTACAGCTTTGTTTAGGGACCCATCAGCTTGGTATCATGTCGTAGTTGCTGTTGACACAACTCAGGTAACGGCAAATAATAGAATCAGAGTTTATATTAACGGCATTGAGCAGACATCTTTTTCAACGCTGAATAATCCGAGTCAAAACGCTGATTTAGGTATAAACCAAGCAGGGGCTCATGTAATTGGTGATTATGCTGTTGGTGGGAATCTATTTTTTAATGGCTACCTCGCCGACATCCACTTCATCGACGGCCAAGCCCTAGATCCCACCAGCTTCGGTGAGTTTGACACCAACGGCATCTTTCAACCCAAGCGCTATGCCGGCACCTACGGCACCAACGGGTTCAAGCTTGATTTTGCGGACAATAGCAGCAACACCGCAACCACTCTTGGAAAGGATACGAGTGGCAATGGGAACCATTGGCTGCCAAACAACCTGAGCGTTACGGCTGGTGCTGGCAATGATTCTTTAGTCGATAGTCCCACAAATTACGGCACTGACACCGGCGTGGGCGGTCAGGTTAGGGGGAATTATGCGACGTGGAATCCGTTGAGTAATGTAGGGCATACGCTTTCCAATGGAAATCTTGATGCTTCCAGCACTGCAATCAGTACAACAATCGGAACGATTGGAATGGCGTCTGGCAAGTATTACTGGGAAATCACTCTAAACACGGTCAGCGCAAACGTATCCCCTACATTTGGATACGTCAATGAACTCTTTAGAGTAGCTGCAACAACCTCCACATACTACATCGGAAGCGGCGCTAATGATGGCGTAATCCGCCGTGATAATGGTCAATACTTTCAAAACAATACGAGTACTTCAATGACCGGTTCTTCCGGTTTTTCTGCTGGCGATGTAGCAATTCTGGCTTTTGATGCTGACGCTAAGAAAATGTGGGTCGGCAAAAATGGTACGTGGTACAACAATGGGAATCCCGCCGCTGGAACAGGCAACGTGCCATTTACAATCACTGGCAGGGTCTTCTTTCCCGCAATAAATACATTTGGTGATTCTTGGACCACCAACTTCGGCCAACGCCCCTTTGCCTATCCCTTAAGTGGCTTCAAGGCGCTCTGCACGGCCAACCTGCCAGCTCCCACAATCACAAAGCCTAGTAGCGTCTTTGACGTGGTGACCTACACAGGAACCGGTTCAACGCTGACACCCACTAGCTCACTTGGCTTTAACCCTGATCTGGTTTGGATTAAATCGCGTTCTGCTGCTACAGATCACACGCTTTACGACAGTGTGCGTGGTGCGCAGGCTCGTTTAGCAAGCAATACCACCGGCGCACAAGTTACCAGCGACAACGGCCTGACTGCATTTAACAGCAACGGCTTCACGCTTGGAACATTGGCGCAGGTCAACACCAACGCCGCAACCTATGCAGGCTGGACCTGGGACGCCGGCAGCAGCACCGTCACCAATACCGCAGGCTCCATCACTAGTAGCGTCAGGGCCAATGCAAGTGCAGGGTTCTCGATTGTTACTTATACGGGAACGGGTGTAACTGGAACTGTGGGCCATGGGCTTGGGGTATCTCCGAGTTTAGTAATTATTAAAAAACGATCTTCAAGCACAAACTCTAATTGGATTGTTTGGAGCAAAATGGTTTACGACGCTTATGGCGCAAACTCATACCAAGTCTTAGATGTTACAAACGGATACTTCACGTTTAGTGGTGTTTTTGGTTCGAATGTTTCTTCGACAACTTTCCCGGTTGGAACTAATAGTGCTGTTAACGGTTCAAGCGATACCTATGTCGCCTACTGCTTCGCCCCTGTGAATTCATATAGCGCCTTTGGCAGCTACACCGGCAACGGCAACACGGATGGGCCGTTTGTGTTCTGTAATTTTCGCCCGCGCTGGATTCTCTTTAAGCGCACCGATACCACCAGCAACTGGACAATTATCGATGCCGCCCGCGAAGGTTACAACGTAGACAATGATCCGTTGTTCCCAAATCTTGTAGACGCAGAGGGCACTGCAGACTTGGCGGACATTCTCAGCAACGGCTTCAAGCTACGCAGCACTGATGCGTCTGTAAACGCAAATGCTGGGACTTATGTCTATGCCTGTTTTGCAGAATCACCGTTCTCCCTGGCTCGTGCCAGGTAACCACAACACCTAACGAGCCATGTTTATTCTTGACGGCAAGCCCCTAAGCCCAGACGTTCCCTTCACCCACGATGGGATTCAGTACCCCGCTAACTGGTTACGCTTAGCCACACCAGAAGAACGAGAAGCCATTGGTATTACAGAGGAACCTGATCCTGCGCCCTATGACCAGCGCTTCTACTGGGGTTATGACGCTGACGGCAATCTGATTCCCAAAGATCACGCCCAGCTTGTAGAGCAGTGGACACAACAAACACGCCACACCGCCAACACATTGCTGGCACCAACTGATTGGATCATCATCCGCGAGGCAGACAACGGTAAAACTGCTGATCCTGTGCTCCGCACTTGGCGTGAAGAAATCCGCTTAGCTTCTGGCAGCAAGGTCTACGAAATCCAGCAGACCACCGACACCGAAGCGCTAGCCGCTTACATTACAGGCGCTGATTATCCCGCTTGGCCTGCAGATCCCTATGCGCCTATTCCTGTTGCTGATGCTGGCGATACTGCTGCTGACGGGCTGGAGCCTACTATCGATGGCGGCATTAGCGGATCCTGAAAATGGCAGTCAAGAGTAAGACAGCACTGGGGCGTGTTGAGCACAAAACCGGCCGCCCTAAAAAAACACTTCAGGGTCAAGGGCAGCACAGCTTGCCTAATCACGGCAGAAAAAAGACTCGTGGTCAAGGGCGCTAATCTGTAACCAAGGGTTGAAGCTATGCCTCCTAATGGACAACCACGAAGAGGTGTACGCGGCACCGCCTGAGCGACCCAATCCATTCAATCAAGCCGTACCAGCCCTTTTGACCACTGCAGTCATCGGGTTGGGCGGTCTTTTTATGCAAGTCGCAAAGCTAGATCAATCGGTTGGCACAGTTGCGGCGGACATCCAAGAACTGAAGAACGATTCAAAGGAAAGACTGGCCGATCTTGAAGGCAGGGTGCGCATTATTGAAATGACCGTTGGCAGGCATAAATAGCGCCGTACACTTAAGGCATCCGCAGATCTCTCATGGATCCCACCACTGTTGCAGTCATCGCCATTGTTGTTGCCGCCGGTAGCGAGGTGATTGCACTGCTGCCCATCAAAGAGAATGGTTGGGTGCAACTGATCATGAAAGCGCTGAAAGTGATTTTCCCAAAGCGCTGAACGCAGATACGGTATGGCTGGCGCGGTTTGGCGATAAGGACTGGCGGCATCATTTACGCCGCTGGGCACAGGATTACAAGTTTGAGAAGACGCTTGGACCGCGCTTAGACCGTGAGCAGGAAAGGTGGCATCAGGCGCAACCCGAGGAGCCTAAACCTGTTGTTGTGCAACACGAAATCGACGATACCCTGCAGACTGGTGACAGCCGCTTACTTGGTGGCGCCATGAGTATTCACGCCACTTGGAGCAATGACGCAAAACAAGATCCGCCTAACTGACCTGTTTCGGTTCTATAAATCTGCGCCACATCAGATGGCCAGCATTGTGGAACTTGAGGAAGCAATCAATAAGGCCAATCCGAATATCCTTGCTCGTGACCAGCAATGGTTCAAGACATGGAGTCAGGCTGGCAAGAAAGAAGAAAGCTATTTGCAACCTGCCCTTGATTTAATCAAGAAGTGGGAGGGCCTGCGGCTTGAGGGTTACATCTGCCCTGCCGGTGTACCGACTGTGGGCTATGGGCATACAGGGCCAACCGTAAAGGAAGGCATGAAGATCACAGAGGCCGATGCTGAGGCGTTGCTGCTGTCTGATGTAGAACGCTTTGCCCGTGCTGTTGATTCGCAAATCCGTGTGCAGTTGACGCAAAACCAGCGCTGCGCGTTGATCAGTTTTACGTTCAATGTTGGCACTGGCGCGCTGATGGAGAGCACTTTGCGCAAGCGATTGAACAACGGCGAAAATCCACAAAAAGTAGCGATGGAGGAACTGCCACG